TCTCCTTGGAGTTTCTGCATATACTCAAACTGAGCAATTAGAGTCTCTAGCGGTCGCTGATCGTCAAACGCATCGCGCAGTCTTGCAAAACCTTCGATGCTCTCTTTCGTAATTCCGGGCAGCTCTTTAAGTGATTCGGCCAATCGGTCTACTGAAAACGGCTGATTTGCCAAAGCAGCGTTCTCTTCCGAGAATCGCTTGATATACTCAGGTAGTGCATCCAGCTCTACGCCGAGAACTTTGGCCATATCTGAAGCCACTTGGAATTCGCTACTCGTTCGATCAAAACCTGCGCCTAGATGTTCGTTAACCGGAATCAACTTGAGTAGAGCGTTAATCATACCCTCTGAGGTTGACCGAAACTTCATCATATTCACTTCGGTCATTCTGCCAGCATCGCTAAATTCTTTCATAGCCCGCTGAAGAGTCGAAATATCTTGAATGATCCCCGATTGTTTAGAGATAGGAGCGTAATCAGAAACAAGGTCAGAGAAAGCCGTAGCCGTAAGCGGCGCGACGAAACCCCGAAGAGATTCATCTAGTGCTTCCCGTTTTTTGACAAAATCCTCATATTCCTTCGTGACCGCCGCAAGCTGATTTTGGATATTCTCGATAGCTTCTTGGCTTACTCCAGATTTGATCGCGGTATTGAGAGCTTCACTCAGGATGTTTCTTAGGTTGTCAGCTCTTGCTTTTACGGCCTCTTCAATGTTGTCGAAATCTCCCCTCTGGACCGTGCCTAGTTTAATACCGACCGTAATTTCCTCGAACTTGGCTCGTTTATCTTTAAGTAATTTTTCAAACTCTTCGATAGACAGGCCGAGAGCGTTAAATTCTTTCTGCCAAAATTTAATGCCCTTGAGGTCCATATTAGAAATATCCGCCAAAGCCAGTTCAAGACTTTCTAGGCTTTCGACGGGTTTTTTCGCTACTTCGAGATCGGCGGTGTCACTAAAGAAGTTATATGTCGCAACACCGGCACCAACAACTGCGGCGGCTAGAATTGCCCATGGATGCTTTAGATTTGAAGCCATAACAGCTAGCTTTGCCATAGCTCCGGTAGCTTTACCAACGCCCTTTGTCACAGAACCAATAGCTGACCCGGTAAGATAGGTAGCCATGGCAATTCCTAGAGCGACTACTGCATCTTTAGCTAGATTTACATACCGGGTAAATTCCTGAGCTGTCTCGCCGCCGACCACAAAAGACCGATTCAAGTCAGTCATGTAGTCTGCTAGGGATTGAGCCATATCTCTTAGAGCTTGCCCTGCATTAGTCAACTTGGAGAAATTATCAATTAGAATGACAGCTTCTCTCCGAATGCTGACAAGTAGAGCCGCGATCGGGAATTCAAATTTCTCAAACTTAGCATCGAGATCATCAATGGATCCAGCGAGCGCGTCTTTCATCACCGTCGCGGTGATTCGGCCTTCTTTTCCCAGAGCGCGAAGTTCGCCGACTGCGACACCCATCGAGTCCGCGATGATTCTGGCGATCATCGGAGTCTGTTCTAGGACCGAATTCAACTCCTGCCCAGACAGACGGTTTGCCGCCAAGGCTTGACCGAACTGCCGCAGAGCGCCGGTAGCTTCCTGAGAGGTAGCACCGGAAAGCATGGTAGCTTTCGCCAGATTCGACACCATCTTGGTGACTTGATCGTTACTCAGGCCGACCTGATCCGCAGACATAGAAACGCGCTGCATCACATCTGCAACGCCGCTTAGCTGCATGTTCATCGTTCGAGCAACGGAAATGACCGTTGCCATTCGATTTGCAGCTTGGTCATTACTCTTGGCGAAAACCCGACTCTTGTTGGCCAGATTGGTCATTTCGTCCGAAGATCGAACGATGGCCGCAGTCATGCCAGCAGCAGCCAAACCAACCAGCGCCAACGCATTGCTGAGACCGCCTAGATTCTTTCGGACAGTTCTAGCGCCGAGCTGTTTGACTCTAATGAGAACTGTATGTTGATTGATAGCCATTATCTACCAAGCCTCACGCCGCGATCAACGTCGCCGCGAAGAGCGGCCTTGTATACTACGGTAAAATCGAGATGTGACAATGCCCGATCAATGGCGATTCGGACAAAGTTTCTAGGAGATTGACGACTCGACCCGAACTCTAGGCTACCGATGTAGTGAACACCGTTAGCAATCGTAGCCTGATCCTCTTTGCCGGTGAGTTTTCTAATCTCCAGCTCCGGATCGGGCTCCGGGTGAATGAACTGCGGGCCGGGGTCGGTAAAGTCACCTACCGGCCCCGGAGCCACATTCCAACCATTGACTGCCCTAAGAGTATCCCGTGGAGTACCGGCAGGGGGCATGTCTTGAAGCTCGTAGATCGTATAGGCCACAACGGTCTTAACCATCTGAGTGGAGGCTTTGTAGATATGCTCTACGTCTGCGTTAAAATCCTTAACGACCTTTGCGATGTTGCTGGACATTTGACTTCCCCTTACGCTCGTGCTTTTGGCGTTCGCGTTCTGTTTCCTCGATCGACATTTGGATATACTTGGCGTCGAGCGACCCTATGATGAACATGAAGTCATCGTAGAGGTCTTCATAGCGTCCTAAGCCAAGCACGAGGGCGTATGCGTGACACGCCGTCCAAGGTATCGCGGCTGGACCGGCAGCAGTAAAATGCCGATCCCGAGAAAGATCCCAGAAGTAGGAGACGAAGGCTTCGTCCTCCTCATCCAGCTCCGGAGGAATCATGTTGATCGGAGCTGGTTTGCCCATCATAGCCGCAGCGTCGATGATCGGCGCTGCCTTTTCACCATACTTCAGAGACCATTCCAGATACTCAACTATTTTCCCGCGCGTTCTTTCCTTTCGGATGCAATGAAGTTAGCTACGTCCGATGCCTCATCCTGAATGAGCTGACGCAGACTGGGAAGCTCTAGGAGCAACTTAGCCGCCGCTTCGGCGGAATACTCCAGAGGATTGCCTTCCCTGTCGGTGACGCCTTCCCAGTCAACGATGACCGTATCGGCGAGGGCTTGGCAAAGAATCCGCTCTGCCTGCTCGTCCTTCATCGTACCCTTCTGCATGGCGTACTTGTAAGGCTTCATCAGAGCGTTGAGCTTGGTTCCGAACTTCTTGTTCTCCGCGCCTGCGCGGGCCAGCTCAAACGAAACTTTCACATCGCCGTCTTCAATCTCTAGCGTGAAAGTCTCGGAATGGTCGAGCTTTTGCTCGTCAAAAATATCGTACAGATTCATTTGGGGGTTTCCTTAGCTACGATTTGAAAGCGGCGGGGGGCCGAAGCCCCCCACCTAAAACGGTCCCGGTGGTAGCGAACACCTTGCCGTTTTTATACAACGTAACCAGACGAAGTAAACATTCTGACCATGTAGTCATCTACCGGGTCAACGATTGCTTGGAACTCCATCGTGACTACAACATCATCGTTCTTTCCGCTGATTTCAGGCACACCAGAAGTGAATTTGACTTGTGGCATGTCGAAAATGAAAGCGTTGCCGAGGTGATCGTGAAAACCCAAGGCAAGTGGCGTTGGTGTGCTGTTCAAAAGCAACTGGATTCGAGTCTCGTCTTCAAAAAGAGCTGTGATCGAACCCGTAACAGTAAACTCACCAAAGCCAACAGAGTGTGTTTGAACGTCTCCGATTACTCGTCTGCGACGGGCATTGTTGTTAATCTCCAAAGTAAATTCAGAGATAACCAAGCCATTCAAATATGAATCACCTTGATAATAAACAGCTCCTGTAGAGCTGTTTGCAGACCCGACATTCATATCATCATATGTGGGGTTAATAGACCAACCGCGAGAAACATTCGTTATTTCGTAAGATTCAGCAACGATACCGAACGAGGTGGTGATGATAGAACCAGCCGAAGCGTTAATAGTCATGCTATCAACGTGGCAATTATCCAGATACTCGTACACACCAAGATCGGTGTAGTGTTTTTGAAGAGACCTCGGATACGCAGTCTTTCCATTTGTTCGATTTCCAAGCCTTTTCACATAACTATTGGGCTGACCACCGATGAGATCATCGGGGATGGGATCTGACAGATAAATCCCGTTCGTAGTTGTCCCAAGTACCTTTGAAAAGAAAGAATTTTGCCCTGACGGCGCAACCATAACCCAATCACCAACTGCGAAATCAGCCTCGATGCCAACATAGGTTACAACTCCTACCAAACCGATTACATTAACGGTCTGATTAAGTAGGACTATTTGATCGTTGTTAACGCCATACGCTTCGACATTCTCATTCAGAATGTCAGGCATAAGCACATACCGATACATCATCGCTTCTGCAAGGCCATAATGAGATTCGGTATCGAGTGTTCCGCCAGC